GATGGCAGGTGCTACGGCTTATTCCGGTTATCAAGCAGCGCAAGCTTCAAGGGAACAAGCAGACGTAGCTCGCAGGCAAGCAACAGCGGCTCGTGAAGCAGCTCAAGCACAAGTGCGGCAAATGCAAGCTGACGCTGCTCAACGTGCTCAAGAGTTTCAAGCGCAAATTGCTCAGAGCCAGGCTCAAACTACTCAAGCAGCTAAGTCTGCTCAAATGGCTCAGCAGTCAGCAATGGCGCAGATTGCTCAGCAAAAGACTTCATCTGCTTTAGCTATTCAACAAAGTCAACTTCAAGCTGCGATTCAACAGCAAGAAAAGGCATCCAATATTGGTCAGCAAACGCGTCGCCGTGTTGGCACACCTGCTGCAATGCGTACTAGTTTGGAAATACAATCTCCTCTTACTGCCGGAGCTGGCGGTACAGGTCTTGGTATTCCTACAGGAACTGGTGGTTTGAATGTCTAATGCTTCGGCTCGTTACTCGGCACTAGAACCGGAAAAAACGATTTATCTGGATCGAGCTATTGAGTGCAGCAAATACACTCTGCCGACTCTTATTACCGAAAACGACCGCAGTACTGGTAAAAACCTTTACACCAAGATTGCTACCACTTACCAAGGTCTTGGTGCTCGTGGTGTCAACAACCTGGCTAGCAAGCTGCTGATTGCTTTGCTGCCTCCTAACCAAGCTTTCTTTCGTCTCTCTGTAGACGACATGAAGCTGAAGCGGGAACTTGAGAACTACAAGGAGTTGCAGTCAGAGTTTGATCAACAGCTGGCTTTGATGGAACGCGCAGTGATGCGGGACATTGAAGAGTCTGGTGATCGCACGGCGCTGTTTGAGGCCCTCAAGCACTTGATCATTGGTGGTAACGCTCTGCTGTATGTCGCTGAAAGTGGCACCAGGGTTTATCCACTGAAGTCTTTTGTGCTGAACCGTGACCCTGAAGGGAACATCCTTGAGGTTGTGGTGCGTGAAGAAGTTAGCCCTGATGTGCTGCCTGAAAAAGTTGCACCTAAAAACAACGATGGCAAGTTTGTAGATAAGAGTGTTTTCCTCTACACCCATATCACTTGGGATTACAAAGCTGATCGGTGTAATTGGTACCAAGAAGCTTACGCAAAACAGATTGGCAAGAAAGGTTCTGTTCCTATTGAAAAGAGCCCCTGGATTCCCCTTCGTATGTTTCGCGTGGCTCATGAAGCCTACGGTCGTGGTTACTGTGAGGAGCTTTTGGGTGACCTCAAGAGCCTTGAGTATCTTTCTAAAGCAATCGTTGAGGGCTCTGCAGCAGCAGCAAAGATCATTTTCCTCTGCAAGCCAAACGGTACGACTCGTCCTGACGCTCTTGCTCGGGCTGCTAATGGATCAATTGTTGCAGGTGATCCAAATGATGTGGCTCCTTTGCAAATGCAAAAGCAGGCAGACCTCACGGTGGCTCTCAACACCATTGCTCGCATTGAACAACGCCTTAGCTTTGCGTTCCTGCTTAACAGTGCCATCCAAGCTGGTACTTCTGGCCGGGACCGAGTGACAGCCGAAGAAATCAGAATGGTTGCACAGGAGCTGGAAGCAGGATTGGGGGGCATTTACAGCATCCTGAGCGTTGAGATGCAGCTTCCTCTGGTCAATCGCAAGATGGCTCTTATGGAGCGTCAAGGGCGTCTTCCGAAACTTCCTAAGGATGTTGTAAAACCTCAGATCACCACTGGTCTTGATGCTCTTGGCCGTGGTAACGATAAGGCCAAACTGATTGAATTTCTGCAAACCATTGCTGGCACTCTGGGTCCTGAGGTCATGGCTAAGTACGTTAATAGCCGTGAGTTGATTACCCGCCTTGCTGCTTCTGATGGTCTTGATACTTACAAGTTGATTAAGTCAGACGAAGATCTCATGGCTGAAGAGCAGCAGCAAGCTATGATGATGCAGCAACAAATGGCCGCGCAAGATCCTAATAACGATCCTGCTAAACAGGCCGCTCTCGTTAAAGCTGAAAATGACTCAATCCGGGCAAATCAAGAAGTCGCCGCTGGTGGAGGAACCCCTGGAGGTTTCTGAGGCTCCTAAAAAAGCCGCACCTAAATCCAAAATGGATGTACTGATCGAAGAGCTGAAAGCTAAAAAGCCTGAAGTTTACGAACAGTACGTTGCTGCTGCTAAGAACAAGCGGCCCGTTTGGATCTATCCTGATCTGACCGTTCGGATCGGTTGATCATGGAAGTTATTGCTGACAATTTCCTGTCTCAAGAGACGGGACCTTATAGCGAGCAAGATCTGCAAGCTCTTCAAGAGGCTGAGCAGCAAGAGCAACAGGAAGAGCTCATTGGTGGCAAATTCAAAAGCCCCGATGATCTTCTGCGTGCTTACCAAGAACTAGAGAAAAAGCTTGGCAGTCGAACTGGTTATGAGAAAGCTGAAGGGGAACCTGAAGCTGGTGATGACCAAGCCGCTGAAGAGCCTGTCATTCTTTCTCAAGAAGAGGAAGCCACCATTCTGGAAAGCATTGGTGGTGAAGAGAACTTCAGCGCAGTCCAACAGTGGGCAAAGGAAAACCTTGAAGCTGGTGAGCTTGAGGCTTACAACCGTGAAGTTAATAGCGGTGACTACTACCGAGCTCGTAACGCACTGCAGTCTCTGTATTATGCGTTCCAAGAAAACTCTGGTTATGAGCCTGAACTGATTGGTGGAAAACTTTCTGCAAGTAGCAGTGATGTGTTCCGTTCAAGCCAAGAAGTCATGGCTGCTATGAGTGACTCTCGGTATTTGCAGGATTCTGCTTATACCCAAGATGTACAAGATAAGTTGCTTCGTAGCGACGTTCTTGGTCCTAGGGGTTAATATTTCAATAGCGAACGTAAACATTGTTGCCGCCGAGGCGATAACAACAGTGATATACGAGCGCTCGTAAACTTCTACCTACATACTGACGATGCCTGATTTTGCATCTCTCAGCCGGTTGGGTGGGCTTAACGGCGTTCAGTACAACGCAGGTTCCGCCTCCGGCAACTACGAGAAAGAGAACGCTAATTTCCTGAAAATCTTTTCGGGAGAAGTTCTGACCACTTTTAATCGTGAGACGATCTTCAAAGATCTGACCATGAAGCGCACCATTTCTTCGGGCAAGAGCGCAAGCTTCCCGATTACTGGTCGTTTCTCCAGCCGTTACCACCGTCCTGGTGATTGGATCACCGGTCAAGGTAACAAGGGCATGATTGGCGAAAAGATCATCACCATTGACGATCTTCTAATTGCAGACGCCAGCATCTACGATTTGGATGAGGCCAAACTGCACTGGGACGTTCGTTCGATCTACTCGACCGAGCTTGGCCGCGCCCTGGCCCGTGCCTATGACCAACGTCTTGCTCGCACCCTGCTGGCTGCTACTGAGTCTGACGGTCGTGTGAAGGACTGGGATTCCAAGCGCTTCCAACTGAATGGTGGTACTTACTCTTCTGTGAGCACCAACACCATTACCCTGAGCGCTAACTTCCAAACCGCTGAACTGACCTATTGGGCAGTGGGTGAGGTTGTGTACGGTGAGACCTCCGGTGCTTACGGTGTTATCACGACTGCTCCCACCAACGGTGCCGCTACCTTCGTTATCAACCCGATTGGTTCGATTGGTACTGGCTCTAACGCTGCCTTTACTGTGGGCGAGCGTCTGTTCGTTTTGAACGCAATGCCTGGTGGTACTTCTTTCACCGGTATTGACCTGAACGGCGCTGCTGACCGTAACGCCCGTGGCGATCTGATCGTTGAGAACCTGTTCAAAGCTTGCCAAGCTCTGGACGAGAAGGATTCTCCTAAGGAAGGCCGTGTGTGCGTCCTGAGCCCTGGTGCTTACTACGACGTGCTGAACAGCGACCGTGCCATCAACACCGACTTCAACGCTGCTGGCGGTGCTAACGGCTCGATCTACCAGAACCGCGTGGCTTCTGTGGCTGGCTTCCGTCTGATGACCTCCAACCACCTGGGCGTCAACAGCTACACTGCTAACCAGACCTACGTTGGTCTGAGCAACCAGTCTGCTGTGACCCGTGGTGAGCGTCCTAACTACATCAACGGTAAGGACGGTTCT